ATCCGTAGACGAGTGGGCGACGCCGTCTGGAACTCGTAGCATGATAATACGATACGTAAAGGATTCAATAACAACAGATATAACAATAGTACAAAATGAGTAATCACATTACAGAGGTAATCGATATACTAAGACGAGGCGAGTTTTACGGCGCAGGGGATTTCGTAGAGATTGCAAAGGGTAAAAACGAGATGGTCATAACTTGGAGAGGATTAAAACGAAAAGTAAAACGAATTATAAAAGCAAAAAGATAATGAAAGAGGTAAAAGTAAAATTAACGCTAGACGACGACGACGCAAAAAAAGGCGTAGAGGATTTAACAAAAGAAACTAAAAAGCTAGATAAAGAGGTAGGAGACGTTAACGAATCTACAAACACTTTAACAGATTCGCTCGATAAAATGACGGGCGGAGCTATTACAGGTTTTAAAGGTATGGTTAAAGGGGTAAAATCTGTTATACTAGGCTTTAGAACTTTAAAAGGCGCTATTGCTGCGAGTGGTATAGGTTTACTTATAATTGCAATCGGAGCAGTTACCGCCGCCTTTACTAGCACAGAGGAGGGACAAAATAAATTTGCTAAAATAATGGGCGTTATAGGTACGTTAACAAGTGTTTTAGTTGACAGATTAGCGGCTTTAGGTACGGCAATAATGGACGCATTTACAAACCCTGTAGAGGCTTTAAAAGGCTTCCGAGATTCTATAAAGGAATATGTAACCGACCAGATAGCGCTAGTAACGGACGGACTAGGTTTATTAGGTAGTGCTATAAAGAAAGCATTTAGCGGAGACTTTAGCGGTGCGCTAGACGACGCAGGAGCGGGATTAAAAAAACTATACATTGAAACAAATCCTTTAGTACAAGCAACGCGAGCGCTCGCAGGCGCAACAAAAGACCTAGTTACAGAAATGACAGAGGAGGCTAGGATTGCAGGTATAATAGCAGACCAAAGAGCAGCAGCCGACAAACTAGACAGAGCTTTAATAGTAGACAGAGCAATAGCCAACAGAGAGCGAGCTAAATTATTAGAGCAAGCAATAGACAAAGAGAAATTTTCTACAGAGGAGCGAATCGAGTTCTTAAAAGAGGCAGGACGTATCGAAGACGAGATAACTCAAAAAGAAATCACAGCCGCAAAGCTTAGACTAGAGGCGAAAATAGCAGAGAACGCTCTAGGCGGAAGTACAAAAGAAGACCTAGACGAAGAGGCGCAACTAAGAGCAAATTTAATAAATTTAGAGACTGCAAAACTTACAAAAGCTAAAGAGGTAACAAGCCAGATTTTAGCTTTAAACGCAGAGGCAAAAGCTGCGCAAGACGCAATAGACGCAGAGAAAAAAGCAAAGGACGACCAAGCTATACTAGACGAAGAGGCTCGTATAAAAAGAGAGTCCGATAATTACGACGCAAGGCTTGCAGGGATACGAGAGAGAAACGCCAAAGAGTTAGCAGAAAAACAAGCTTTCGAGGAATCTAAAAGAGCAATGGAGGACGCTACTATAAACCATACCAAGGCAGGTATAGGTATATTGTCGTCTCTAGCAGGAGAGAGTAAGGCGCTACAAGCTACGGCTTTAATTGCTGAGAACGCCGTAGGTATTGCCGAGACTGTTATGTCTGCGTCTAAAAGTATATCCGCTAGAACGGCGGCTCATAACGCTATCCCTTTAATGATAGGAGCGTTCCCAAACCCTGCTAAAATTGCAGACGGAATCTCGTTACCTATAGATATAGCAAGCACAAAACTATCCGCAGGAATCGGAATAGCTACCTCTGGTATTGCTTTAGCGAAAGGACTAGCAGCTTTAGGTAAAGGAGGCGCAGGCGGAGGAGCTCCACAACTAGGAGGAGGAGCAGAGGGCGGAGCAGAGGCTCCAGCTTTTAATCTAGTAGAGGGTAGCGAGAGTAACGCAATACAGCAAAGCATACAAGGGCAAGAGAACGCAGTTAAAGCGTACGTCGTGAGCGGAGAGGTTACAACAGCACAAAGCGCAGACCGTAACATAGTAGAGGGCAGCGGATTTTAGAAATAGTGAAACAATAAAGTAATTTTTTCGTTAATATAATATAAAACTATGAAGAGATACGAGGGCAAATACAATAAAAAGAGCAAAGGAGTCTTTGCTATCAGTTTGGTAAACGCGCCTGCGACAGAGGAAACGTTTATCGCAATGGCTAAACAAGAGAAGATTGTAAAGTTTGCGAAAGTAGACGAAGAGCAACGTATTTTAATGGGGTTAGTTTTACAGCCCGACCAATTAATCTACAGAGTAGACGAGGACGGTAACGAGTTTGAGATGTTTTTTAGCGCAGAAACAATAAAAGATTTTTCTCAGAACTTTTTTCAGTCTGGATTCCAATTAAACTCTAAGCTAGAACACGACGAGCCTATCGAGGGCGTTACGTTTGTAGAGTCGTGGCTAGTCGAAAACCCAAAAGTAGATAAGTCCGCAGCGTTTGGGTTAGAATATCCTAAAGGCTCGTGGCTCGTTTCTATGAAAGTAGACAATGACGACATTTGGAATAACTATATCAAAACGGGCGAATTAAAAGGATTCTCTATTGACGGAATGGTAGAGCTTGAGGAAGTAACTTTAAAATCAAATATAGAAATGAGTAAGAATAACAAAAATATTCTAGCATTGCTAAAACAGATAGTATCTGGAGCAGAGCAAGAGGTAGAGGTAACTCTAGGAAGTGTAAAATCTGGCGAGCTAGATATTCAATTCGACGGCGAAAGTTTAGAAGTTGGAACGGCTGTATTTTTAATTGCAGACGAAAGCGAGAAAGTATCTCTAGCCGACGGAACGTATAAAATCGACGAGGGCGGCGAAATCGTTGTAAAAGACGGACTAGTAGAGTCTATGTCTGAGGCTGAGGCTGAGGAGGAAGTAGCTCCAGAGGCTGAGGAAGTAGTAGAGGCAGAGCTTGAAGAGGAAGTAATCGAGGAAGTAAACGCAGACGAGGAGTCTATGAAAGTAATCAAAGAGATTTTAGACGATATGTTTAAGGCTTACGCCGAGAGTATGGAGATTAAAATGAGCGCTTTAGATGCTAAACTAGAAACTTTAACGTCTGAAAATGTAGAGTTAAAAGAGCAGGTAGTAACACTTTCGGCGCAGCCGTCTGTAGAGCCTGTTAGCTCACAACCAAAACAAGTAACTTTAACAAAGCAAGGGCGTATCCTTGAGGCTATTAAACTAGCAAACCAAAACAAGTAAATTAATTAATTTAAAATAGATAAAAAAATGGCAATTACATCAAATTACGCAGGGCAGGCAGCAGTAGACATTATGTTGCAAGCTATCAAGGAAGAGGATACTCTTAGACTTGGACTAATTAACGTTGTACCAGACGTAGGGTACAAACTAAACTTGAGAAACTTAGACGTAACTCTAGGAGTAGTAGACTACGCTTGTGGTACTACCGCAGCAACAGACGCTGTAGCTTACTCTGAGAAAGTACTAACACTTTCAAAGTTTAAAAATGAATTTACAATCTGTAAAGAGGATTTTCGCCCAACATGGAGCGGCGAGTCTATGGGAGCATCTGCTTTTAACGACCAAACACCTCAAGAGATTGCAGACGCTATCGTAGCAGATACAGCAGGAAAATTAGCTGAATGGTTTGAAAACCAAATCTGGAACGGCTCTGGAGCAGCAGGACAAATGAGCGGATTAATCACGCAGTTTGCAGCAGACGGAGACGTTATAAAAGCAAACAACGGGATTACAGCAATCGGAGCGGCTATCTCTACGACTAACGTACTAGCAGCATTCGACGCAGCAACAGGCGCACTACCTTACGCACTAAGACGTAAGTCAGTAAACTTTATCGTATCTCCAGACGTTGCAGATGCTTACACAAAGTTACTTATCCAAAACGGAGCAGCTAACGGATTAGGTGGAGACGCTAACACAGGATTAGTATACGGACGTTACAACGTGCAAGTTGTAAACGGATTACCAGATAATTCTATCGTTTTATTTGAGAAGTCTAACATAACTATGGGGACTGGACTTGCTTCAGATGCGACATCTATTAGAGTGAAAGACCTTGACGAAGTAGATTTGAGCGGTAACGTTTTATACAAGTCTGTATTCGGTGGCGCTGTAGGATATTCTTACGGAGCAGAGATAGTTTGGTTACTTACAACAACAGCCTAAATACTAGGGGGGTGTAAAAACCCCCTTTTTTAAAACATTATATAACAGTTAACTAATTGGTTAACTATCTAAAAATCAATAACTTATGGCGTGTTTATTAACAAGCGGAAGAGCTAAAGTGTGTAAGGACGGTCTAGGCGGTCAGTCTACACTATACCTCTTTGACAGCTTACCAGATGCTTTTACCGTTTCAAACGGAGAGGCTACGGCAATGAATGTACTATTGACTGCGGCGTTTGCTTATCCTTTAGAGGGAGACGGTAATACACTAGAGCAGTCTATGGTAGGAGACAGAAATACTAGCAGTCGAGTAAATACTCAAACGCTAACAACCGTTTTGAAATCTATGGACGCTGCGACAAACGCAGAGTTTAATCTATTAGTGGCAGGGTATCCGTCGGCGGTAGTAGTGGACAGAAACGGCAACTATATAGCTTTAGGACTTGACGATGGGATTGACTTTACAGTCGTAGCATCGACAGGCGGAGCTAAAACGGACGGAAATATGTACACCTTGACAGGAATCGCAACAACTAAAGATTTGGCGCCTTTCTTAGATTCGGCAACACAAACCTCGTTTTTAGCGGTAGTATCTTAATTTAGTTTTATTCTCTCAAAGAGCCTTGCATTAATTTGTGAGGCTTTTTTTTTGCTTAATAGAAACAAAACGAGACTTTTTTCGTTTTAATTATATACAAGTTTGTTTTTATGATAGTAAACCCTAATTTAACGACTCACACTATAAAGTTAGTACCTAGATTTTCAACGTCTAATGTATTAACGCTTACAGTTACAGATAGTACTTTAGGAACGTCTACAGATTTAACAACAACTTACACAACGGGCGGCGATTATAAGCTCGCTCTTACGTTTGATTATACGTTTACAGCCGAAAGTAGCTACCAATTAAAATTAACCGACTCATTAACTAACGAGATAGTTTATAGAGGTCTAGTTTTAGCAACTACTCAAAACTCACAAACATATAAGCTAACGGAAAACCTATACAGATGGTAATATTATGAGCGATATAAAACTAATAACACTCACGAACTACGTTAGACCGCCATTAATGGAGGACAAGTCTAGGGATTGGGTAATGAACGGCAGATTAAACCAATACTATAACTATATTATAGACAGGAATAATGGCTCGCCAACAAATGCGAGTATAAACGAGTCCTATACTACTTTAATATATGGTAAAGGACTACGTACATCGAGCGGAGCTTTAGGCGCTGAGGGTTGGGGTAGACTACAAACGATATTAAGACCTAGAGAACTGCGTAAAATGGTGCGAGACTTTCAAGTTTTCGGCGAGTTTTCTTTTGAAATAATAGAAAGCAAGGGCGGAGAGTTACATTCTTTAACTCACGTGCCTAAAGAGATGTTAATTCCTGCGATTGCAAATGAAAAAAACGAAATAGAGAAGTACTGGTTTTCTAGGAATTGGCAGAAATATACCGATATAGATTACACGCCTATATCATTCCCTGCGTTTGGAGCGCAAAAAGGTAACTCGATGTTTGTAGCTAGACCTTATACCGTTGGAAACGAGTACTTTGGCAGTCCAGACTATAGCTCTGGGCTTGTATATGCTGAAATCGAGGAGGAGCTATCGAATATGTATATCTCGTCTATTAAAAACGGATTAAGCGCAGGCTATATTATAAATATACCAAACGGAACAAATTACACTCCAGAGGAGAAAGAGGAATTCGAGAGACAGGTAAAACGTAAACTTACAAGCTCAAGCAACGCGTCGAATTTTATTATCAGTTTTAACGACCAAGAGGTAGCAATAGACGTAACGCCGTTCCCTGTTAATAGTAGCGTGCATAAGCAATGGAGCGAACTTACAGAGCAAGCTAAAACGCAGTTAATGACTGCGCACAGAGTAATATCTCCAAGTCTTGTAGGCTTATCGTCTGCGAGTGGTTTTAGCTCTGTAGCCGACGAGATGGATATGAGCGAGCGCCAAACTATTAAGCGAGTAATAAAGCCAAAGCAAGATTTTGTTATCGAATCTTTAGAGGAGGTTTTAGTACATTACGGGATTAACCTAGATTTATACTTTGCGCCTTTAACAGAGGAGAAAATAGAAGTAAAAGAGGAAACCGCAGAGCTTAGCTCTCACGTATGCATGAGCGACGGAGCGCCTACAGAGTTAGCAGACTCTTTAATAGAGTTAGGCGAAACCCTAGACGCCTCAGAGTGGACGATGCTAAGTAGTGCGGACGTAGATTACGATACAGACGGCGATTTGTACGATTTGGTAGAGTTTGCAACGTCTACAGGAACGGCTAGACCTAACTCAAAGAGTGCGCAGGATAGCAAAGAGATAGCTATACGATACAGATACGTAGGAAACCCAAATCCACAGAGAGCATTTTGCAAAAAAATGATGCAAGCGAATAAATTATATCGCAAAGAGGATATTTTGCAAATGAATAAGGCAGGAATAAACGACGGCTTTGGACTAGGCGGTACAAATAACTATAGTATCTGGTTATATAAAGGCGGAGGTAAAATGTCTAGTAACTTTCCGCAGGGAACTTGTCGCCACAAATGGCAAAGAGAGATATACCTAAAGAAAGGTAGTAGCTTAGACGTTAACTCGCCTCTAGCTAAAACTATTAGTACCTCAGAGGCACGTAGAAAGGGATACAAAGTACCTACAAATGAGAATATAGTATCTATTAAACCTCATAACGCATAAGATATGGCACAATTTTTATTTATATCCCCGACAGAGATAAAACAATCTACCGTAGTAGGCGGTAATGTGGACGACGACAAGTTTGTGTTTGTAATTTCAGACGTA